GATAGCTGGTATACCAATGATTTTAACAAGTGCTGGCGAGATAGTAATAGCGCTGGTAGACGGCATCATAGCTGCGATACCGTTACTGATTGAGGCAATACCGCAAATTATCATGGCTATTGTAAACGGTTTGATAACGGGGCTGCCGCAGATTTTAGAGGCAGCAGGGCAGCTGGTTTTAACAATCATTACAAAGCTGGCAGAACTGCCGAACCAGATAGCGCTTGCAATCGCAGACGGCATAACAAGGGTAATTGAATGGGGTACACAGATGCAGGAGAACGCAGGCACGGCAATAACGGGGCTGCTTAACAGAGTGATAACCACACTTAAGGAACTGCCTGCAAAAATCTGGAACACCATTATAACGTGCGTAACCAAAATTGCAGAGTGGGGCGTAAAGATGCAGGAAAAGGCAAAGAGCGCCATTGCAAACGTGGTAACGAGCATTGTAAACGGCTTTACCAGCCTGCCTAGCAAAATGGCAGAAATCGGCACAAATATTGTGCAGGGCATCTGGAACGGCATAAACAATGCAAAAGACTGGATACTGGATAAAATCAAAGGTTTTGGCGACGCAGTATTAGACGGCTTAAAGTCTTTCTTTGGAATTGCCAGCCCGTCAAAGCTGATGCGTGACCAAGTGGGTGTATTTCTTGCGCAGGGTATCGGCGTAGGATTTGAAAAGGAAATGCGCAACGTATCACGGACAATGCAGAACAGCATACCGAGAGAGTTTGACGTAGACAGCAAGGTAAACGTACACGGCAGTAGCAGAGTGCAGACAGACGGCGACCAGCAGGGCGATACGCCAGCAGGCGGCGTAGTTGTAAACCAGTACATATACGCAAATGAGACAAGCTACGCTAAGCAGCAGAAAGAGGCGGCTAAGCAGATGCGGCTTGTAGTAAGGACGGTGTAAGTATGGACTATGAGAAACTGATATATACAAATGAGAACGGGGAAAGCCTAGTGTTTTCCCCGTTAAGTACATTTCATTGCAATATTGCCAATGACTGCACGGGCATAAGCGATATAAGTAATACGTTATACACCAGCAACAGCATGGGACAGCACGGCGACACGCTCATAAGCCAGAGAATAGAGCCGAGGGAAATACAGCTTGTGGGATATATCAACAGCAGGGATAAAGACATAACTTTACAGCTGCGCCGCAAGATGCAGAAAATACTTAACCCAGAGCTTAACGCTACACTTATGTATGTGTATAAAGATTTTGTGCGGGTTATTGATTGCAAGATTGACAATGCGCCAGTATTCACACGCTCTAAAATATTCCAGAAATACGTAATACAGCTGGTATGCCCTAACCCGTTCTGGAGGGAAGAGGTAGAACAAAAGGAAGATATAGCCAGCTGGATTGCTGCGCTGGAATTTGAGCTTGAAATACCAGAGGACGAGGGCATAGAGTTTGGATACCGTGAGCCGTCTGTTATCGTAAACGTGTAAAAGCGGGTATGCGCATTGAGTTTAGAGCAACAAATACTTTGAGCAATCCAGTACTGCTTAACGTGGATACTGGGGAATATATCCAAGTAAATGCCACCATGCAGGCGGGGGATATTGTGACAATAACAACCGATTACGGAAACAAAGGCGTAACGCTTACCAGAGACGGCACGACAGAGGACTATTTTAGATACATTGACGTAGACAGTACATTTATGCAGTTGGACATTGGCGACAATGTATTTAGATATGATGCAGCCGCAGGCAGCGACGCTTTAGAGGTAACGATATACCATAATAACAATTATCTGGGGGTATAGCGCATGGAAATACGAGTATTTGACAAGGAAATTATGCCGCTGGGGATTGTTGACGAAATGGACACACTTATATGGCAGTCTACTTACTGGCAGCAGGGCGAGTACGGCGACGTGAAGATATTAGCCCCTATTACGGATAATAACAACAAATTACTTGCAACGGGCAACATCATTGCAAACCACAGCGACAGCCCAGAGCTTTCCACAGATGCGGGAGAGTGGCGCAGGGGCGCACAGATTACATATAAGACGATTACAAAAGACGAGAAAGGCACAGAGCAGATAGAGGTACAAGCCACGCTGCTTAAAAAATGGCTTTCCAAGAGAGTTGTAGAGAGCCAAGTAGTAACAGCAGCTACAAACCAAAGCATTATAAATAGGCTGATAGCGGAAAATTGCGGCAGCAGCGCTGCACAAAAGCGGCAATTTCCGCAGTTTGAGGTATTGGAGCAGGAAGATTTAGGCGGCACGGTTATTGACTACTCAAACGACGCTTACGTAGATTTGGGGCTTGAAATCCATAACAGAGCCGTAGCAGGAAAGCTGGGCTTTGACATTTTGATAAATGAGCGCAGCAGAATGTATGGCTTTTATCTGTATAAAGGCAGAGATTTTACGGCGGAAAATACAAAAGGTAACACACCCTGCATATTCAGCAGGGACTTTGACAACGTAAACGAGCAGGAATATACGGAAAGTATAGAAAACTGCAAGAATGTTGTTTATGTAGAGGGTGCAGCGGACAGCGACAACGCCAGATACACAGTAGAAGTAGAGAAAGAGGGAAGCAGCGGATATGACAGAGAAGAGGTTTACATTGAGGCATCAGACATAAGCTGGACGGCAAAGACCGACGAGGGCGAAGAAATCACGATAGACCTTGACACATATTTAAAACTGCTGGCGACCAGAGGCGATACCGAGCTTGACGGCTACGGCATTGCCATAAATTTTGTGTCTACCATAAACACCACGAGCAACCTTAAGTACAAAAGAGACTTTAGGGTAGGGGATATTATAACGTGCATTGAGAAAAAGTGGGGGATAAAGATAGATGCAAGGATAATAAGCGTAACGCAGACGTACCAAAACGAGAAACTTACGATAGAGGTTACTTTTGGCGACAGTCTGCCTACTCTGATAGAACAAATAAGGAAAGTGAGGTAAAAGCATGGCAGAGCTTAGTTTTCCCTTTAACAGCATAGGCGGGGACAGACGGTATAAAGCCGAAGAATTTAGACAGTATTTTGCACTGCTTTTTTGCAACGGTATCTTTTATAAAAACGCCAATGCGCTTAAGGCGGTGCAGGGCGAGGGCATGACTGTACAGCTGAATACTGGCGCTGCATGGGCTGACGGCTGCGGGTATATCAATACAGCACCGCTGTCATTCACTCTGGATACGGCAGACGGTGCGCTTAACCGTATCGACAGAATTGTGCTTAGATGCGATTACAAAGAGCGCAGATACTATGCAGCAGTAAAGAAAGGCACATACAGCGCACAGCCGACAGCACCGAGCATACAGAGGGACGCAGACGCATACGAGCAGGCAATAGCAGATATTTACGTAGCAAAAGGCGCAATTTCCATTACGCAGGCGAATATTGCAGACACCAGACTTAATACAGAGCTTTGCGGTATCGTGACTGGGACAGTACAGCAGGCAGATACCACAGAGATTTTTAACCAGTTTGAGGCGTACTTTGAGGAATTTAAACAGCAGTACATTACGGAAATGGAGAGCTGGACAGAGGCGCAGCAGAGCGATTTTGCAGCATGGCGGCAAAAAGAGCAGGCAGAATTTGTAGAGTGGACGGAGTATATAAAAGACATTCTGGACAAGACGGCAGCAGGCAAGCTGCTAAATGAGATTGAAAAGACAGCAGACGAGGCATTCAAGAGGCATTACGGCATGAGGCAGCAGGAAACAGAGTTTCTACCAGACGGCAGCATAGTCGTAACGAATGGCGAGGGAGTGCTGACAGTCACAAAGGGGACGGACGCAGAGGGCAACAAGACCATAACAGAAACGCTGGAAACTGCGACAGATACCCACGTAAAAACAACTACTTTCCTGCCAGCGACAGAGGCAGAAAATAAGAAAATAAGAGAGGAGTACACGACGTTATGAGTTATGCAGAGGCGCAATATATTGTAGACGAGCTGGCAGGCAGAATGGACGAGGCGGCAGAAAATCTGGACGCAACAGCAGCGAAACTGGCAGCAGGCATACCGCCGCAGGATATGCAGATTTTTGATGTGACGATAGGCGACGGCAAGATAAAGATTAAGTTTACCGAGCCAGCAGACACATACATAGAGGGGCAGAGGATTTGCAGCGTAAAAGGTGTAAAAATCGTCATGAAAGAGGGAGGCTATCCAGTCAATGAGACAGACGGTACGCTTATCATTGACAATACGGAGCTGGGGAAATACACAGATGCAGCACTGGAAGTAGACGGGCTTACCAATGATACAACGTATTATATCGCAGCTTTCCCGTATTCGGACAGTGGACACCACAACAGAGCGGCGGGACTGCGTGTTTATAATGACAGCTACGCAGTGAAAAACCGTGCAAAGGTAACGCCGCAGGCGTACATATTGTACGGCTACAAGAGGACAAAAGCGGACAGCAACCCAGCCACAAGGCTTACAGCTACAGATATGGCGGTAGGCATGGGAAAGACGGCGCTTAATACAGAAACGGGAGCGCTGGATTTAAAGGAATGGGTAAACGCATGGTTTGTGAAAGAAAACAAGCCCGTAATGCTGAAATACGACGGCACGATAGACTATGAGCTTAACCCAGACGATTACACTAAGAAAAAGGACGGCACGGCAAGCGACGTGGCAAACACCAGTTACGGCGGTAATGCAATGTCACTCATTCCTACGTGCTGGGTAAAGCGCTGGCAGGACGATACATACGAATATTTCCAAGTGTGCAATATCCAGCTGACAGAGGACTTTAAGGCATACGCCCACCAGAGAGAGGACGGCAGCATAATGGAATGGTTTGCACGTTCGATTTATGACGGCGCAAACGTAAGCAATAAAATACGTTCTATTTCTGGCTTAGCGCCTTGCAATACGGTAGCAGGAAATACGCAGCTTACGTATGCGCAGGCAAACGGCGATTTATGGGAGTGCGACACATGGAGCAGGGTAGCCCTTATCTGGGACTTGCTGCGTCTCATGTCACTTAATGATGATGTGCAGACAGCTTACGGCTACGGCTACTATACGGGCATGAGCCAAGCGTCACACCTTAAGAGCAGCGGAGCTGGAAACACGAAAGGGCAGTTTTACGGAAAACACGCAAATGATGTGGTTAAGGTATTCCATATTGAGAATTTCTGGGGCAAAATCTGGAAACTCATGCAGGGACTTATCTATAACACGACGGGCAAGTATGCTGTAAAAATGTGCAGACCATACAGCACTACGGGCAGCGGGTATGATGTTTTGAGCTTTGGCATTTCTGGCACAAACGGTGGCTATCAGAGTGCGCACAGCATGGGAGAATACGGCTTGCTGCCTACTACGGTATCTGGCAGCGACAGCACGTATATACCAGACGGGTGCTGGTGGAATACGACGCAGCAGAACTTTGCACGCTTTGGCGGCGGTGGCAATGACGGCTTGCTCGTGGGGTGCGCTCTGCATCTGAGCACTGCGCTTTCTTACTCGGGTTGGACTTGCGGGCTGGGCTTGACTTGCGAGCAACCTTTAGCAGCGTAGCTGCATAGGGGGAACGGGGGAGTATTCCCCCGCATACCCTAAAGGTTACGATAAATTTTAGGGGTTTTAGGGTACGTGTTGACGGGCTGCTTTGCACGCTTTGGCAGCAATGGCAATAACGGCTTGCACGTGGGGTGCGCTCTGAATCTGAACAATGCGCTTTCTAACTCGAATTGGAATTACGGGCTGGGCT